TATTTTACAATAATATACCAGTATCTTTTCCTTTGGTAATGGACTATGTACTTGCTGGTGCAGTTGCAGGAACTTCGGCAACTGGCATTTATGAAATGATTAAGCCCCAAGGACCTAAGAAATATGGGGTTGTGGATAAAGATGGCAAAAGGATCCCTGGAGCAAAAGTAGTTGTCGCACGACCTAAATTAATAGGATAAACAAATTGAAGATAAATTGGCACGATGTAGCTACTATAGTTGTGACGATGATTGCTCTGGGAGGTGTTATGATGGCTATTCTGCGCGGATTCTTTATATCGAGAAAATCATGTGAATATACACAAAATAAATGTCAATTAAACATTTGTCATAAAATTGATGAATTAAAAGAAGACTTAAAAGAAGACAGAAAAGTTATAATGATCATAAAAGAAGATATTGCTACAATAAAAGGTATGTTATGACAGCATTACAACTAAATATACCAGTAAAACTAAAGCCGTTTATCACCACTAAAAAACGGTATAAAGTTGCGTATGGTGGTAGAGGTGGTGCTAAATCAATGACATTTGCTGGTATGCTTGCTCATAAAACTCAATTAGAACAGGCTTTAGTTGGTTGCTTACGAGAATTTCAAAATTCCTTAGATGACAGTGTATTTGCCCTTCTCAAGTCAGAAATTAGGCGTTTAAAGATTCCTGGCTTTAAAAACTATAACAATAAAATAAAACATATGTCTGGTGGAGGTTTTAGATTTCGTGGTCTCGCGAGATCTATTGACGCAATTAAATCAATGTTCGGATTCAAATACTTTTGGCTTGAGGAGGGACAATTTATCTCAGCAGAAAGCCTAAAGATCTTGACTCCCACACTGCGTGAAAAGGATTCAGAACTCTGGATATCAGCTAATCCAATGAGTGCTGCAGATCCTTTCTCAATGAGGTTCATAAACCCATACCAAAAAGAATTGGATACCAATGGGTTCTATGAAGATGACTTGCATTATATTGTAAAAATCAATTATAGTGATAATCCTTGGTTTCCAGAAGAACTAGAGCAAGAACGTTTACATGATTTCCGTTCACTACCTAGAGCTCTTTATGACCATATCTGGGAAGGTGCTTTTAATGATTCTGTTGAGAATGCTCTTATAAAGGCTGAGTGGTTTGATGCATGTGTTGATGCTCATATAAAACTAGGATTTGCTCCTCTTGGTGTTAGAGTAGCATCTCATGATCCTTCTGATGAAGGCGCTGATGACAAAGGGTATGCTTTCAGGCATGGTTCAGTAGTTGAAGAAGTTTTGTTAAAAAGCTCAGGTGACATAAATGAAGGATGCGATTGGGCGACTGGTCTCGCTATTCAGAATAACGCTGATGTTTTCCTTTGGGATTGTGATGGTCTTGGTATTGGTCTTAACCGTCAAGTTAATAGAGCTTTCGAGGGAAAGAAGACTTTGGTGGCGCAATACAAGGGTTCTGAGAGTGTGGATAACCCTGATGCACCCTATGAACCAGCTGACAAGATTTCCATACAGAATCAGAAAACAAATAAAGAAGCCATCAAAAATTGTAGAGCTCAGTATTATTTTGAATTGCGTAACCGCGTATATCGAACTTACATGGCTGTGACCCAGCATGTCTATACAGATCCCGATACGATGATTTCATTCTCCTCAGATATAACTGAATTGGTGCAATTGCGATCTGAGTTATGCAGACTTCCAATTAAACCCAATGCAAATGGCATGTTTGAATTATACACCAAAGAAGAGATGCTAAGAAAATTTAAAATACCATCACCAAACTTGGCGGATTCTGTTAAAATGCTGTTTAAAGTTGTGCACACACCACAATTTGGCTCTACAAAACGACCTAAACCACTCGCACAAATGGGTGAAGTTGCTATATTCAATAGAAAATACAGGAGGGTAGCATAATGCCAAAAAAGAAAACAAAACCAGGAGCAGTAGATGATAGTGTAATTAAAAGAATAAAAGCTAAAAATAAGATGCTGGAAGATGTTTCACAGCCACCTCAATTGCCTAAGAAGAAGAAGAAATAGAGGATTAACATGCCACTAGAATTAACTGATCTAAAACTCAAGCATGACAAAGCTTATATAGCTTCTCAGACTACTAGAGAACGTGGTGCTGATGATTTAGTCTTTTATTGGATAACACAATGGGATGACAGTATTCTAGCTGGTTCTCAATTAGCATACCGTGGTGAATTCAATATCTTACGTAAAGCAGGTCGTCAAATTTTATCTGATTTGGCACTAAATCCAGTACAGATAGATTTTGTACCAAAAGATGAAACTCGAGAGGATTCTGCAGAGATTTTAGATGGGTTATATAGAGCAGATTGTCATAACAATAATTCTATTGAAGCCTTTAATAATGCTCAAGTAGAAACTGTAGTATGTGGAGTTGGTGCTTGGGAATTAAGGACTGAATATGCCACTAAACGCATTGGTGATAAAAATCAAATTATTGTTAGAAAGCCAATAATTGAAGCCAATAATAATGTTATGTGGGATCCTAATTCTAAATTCTTAGATAAATCAGATGCAACATATGTTTCTGTTTTGGAAGCTTTTTCAGAACAGGGGTACATTGATTTAGTTGAGAAACTAACAGGAGAGGAACTCGACCACGTAGATGCAAGTTCTTTTAAGTTTCCTGAGCAGTCATATACTTTTCCATGGATTTTGGGTGCTGGTAAAAAAATATATGTGGTTAAATTTTATCACAAAGAAACAATTGAAGAAAAAGTATTTACTTTGTCAGATCCTTTTGGTAGTACTATGAATGTTCGTGAAAGTGAATTGCTTGAAATTGAAGATGATTTGATGGGGTCTGGTTATACCATAGAATCAGAACAAGTTTACAAAAGAGATCGTATTACTAGATATATAGCTTCTGGTGAAAAAATATTAAAAATCAATGTGATTGCTGGAGAGCACATTCCAATAATACCATCATTCGGGGAACACGCATTTGTCGAGGGAGAGGAGCATTGGGAAGGGGTGACGCGGCTAACCAAGGATCCGCAACGCCTACGTAATTTTGCGGGGAGTTACTTAGGCGACATCCTTTCCCGATCTCCTCGAGTTAAACCAATATTTTGGCAAGAACAGATTGCTGGTTTTGAAGACATGTATTCTGAGTCAGGAGCAGAAAATAATTATCCATATCTGCTTGCCAATAGAAAAGCAGGTGATGGTACAGATATACCGCCAGGACCTATAGCTCAAATGCCTGAGCAACCTATGCCAACTGCCCTTCCAGCTGTTTTGCAGTTATCCAGAGAAGCTGTTGAAGATGTCGCTAATCCTGGTGTACCTCAAGATGTTACAGATCCTGAGGCTTCCGGGCGTGCAATTTATGCTTTGCAAGCTAGACTTGATATGCAATCGATGGTTTACCAAGAGCATACAAAGCATGCAAAGCGGCGGGATGCTCAGGTATTTGCTTCTATGGCTTCTGAAATATATGATGTGCCAAGAAAAGTAAGAGTAGAAGCTGCAGATGGAACTCGTTCAGAAAAACAAATAATGGATCAAGTAGTTGATAAGCAAACTGGAGATATTATAACAATACACGACCTCAGTAACGCTGAGTTTGAGGTTTATTCAAAGATTGGTCCCAGCTATTCTAGTCAAAAGGAACAAACCATTGATCGTCTTAGTTTGATGATTCAAGGAATGCCTTTAGAAGACCCCACTAGACAAGCTTTACAACTTAAACAACTTGCTTTGATGGATGGAGTAGATTTTGATGATATTAGAGATTACGCTAATAAACAACTGATTCTACAAGGTATTAAGAAACCTACTACTCCTGAAGAAGAAGCAATGCTTGAAGAAGCACAAAAGAATAAACAACCGGATGCTGCAACACTTCTTGCTCAAGCTGAAAATAAAAAAGGTGATGCAGATTTACTTGAGTCAAAACGCAAAGGAATTGAAATGCAGCTTAAGGCTCAGAATGAGCAAGCTAAAACTCAAATCGCGGGTTTTGAAGCTCAAACTGATCGCATGGCTGCACAAATTAAAGCTCAAGAAATTGGCGCAAAAATAGAATTAGCCAAAATTGAGTCTTTTGGTAAAAAACTTGACAATACAGAAAAAATAATTGATTTAGATAAAGTCATTTCAATTACCAAACAGATTGCACAATAACTGGAGCAACCAGGGTAAAAAGCAGTTACGTATAACTTATATACGGACCTTTACAGGAAGGAGAACCTGGGTATGAAAAAACTGGTAAATGGTATAGAAGTTGATGAATTTGATGATGATGAATCCATTGTCGATGATAAACCCATTGTCGATGATGAACCCATTGTCGATGATGAACCCATTGTCGATGATGATGCTGATAAACCAAAGGAAGTGGATGCCTGGATGGCGGATGAAGGTGACCAGAAACCTTCAGATGTACCAGTCTCAACCCACATCCGAATGAAACAGAAGCTTAAAGGGAGGTTAACTGATAGTAATGAAGAGGTAGCACGGCTAAGAGCAGAAAATGAAGCTCTTAAAGCCGGAGTTCAACAAACACCTAAACTTAAAGTAACACCAAAACGGCCAAGGCAAGAAGATTTTGACACTATCTTGGATCATGAAGAGGCTTTATCAGAGTATGAAGATAAAATGCTTGAAGTTCGTCTTGAGACAGCCAACACAAAGGTTGAAATCAAGAATGCTCAAAGTAGAGCCAAAGCAAATTTGGAGAAAGCAGTTGATAGTCATTATGAACGTGCATCCAAATTGATTCAAGATAATGGTATTGATACAGAGGTATACAAACAATCAGACCTTGTAGTAAGAGAGGCTGTTGAGAGTATACGACCCGGTATCGGGGATTTTGTTACGGACCAGATTATTTCAATTTTAGGTGATGGATCAGAAAAAGTTTTATTCTACCTCGGTAGAAATAAAAACGCTCTCAATGAGTTTAAATCTCTTCTTACTGACGATCCTACAGGACTTAAAGCTTCTTTATTTTTAGGTCAACAAAGGGAACGACTTTTAAACACTAAACGAAAAACATCGAAAGCTCCGCCTCCTGATGATGACATTAGAGGAGACGATTCACCAACCTCTGCTAATGCAAGTGCTCTTCTTAAACGCAGACAAGCGGCTGTTAAGAAAGGGGATTTACAAATGGCTTATAATGTCAAGAAACAAGCTAAAGCGGCGGGTGTCGATGTTTCTAAATGGTAATAGGAGATAAAGTATCATGGCACTATCAACAGGTAAAATCGCAGAAGTAATGTTTGAAAAAACATTAGAAACTTTCGAAACTCAAGAAGACATGCTCAGCTTGACTAATTTTCATGAACCTGATAAAGGTACGATGCAGAATACTGGGAATTTCATTTGGTATCCTGTACAACAGCACGCTCCGATTATCTCTGGGTGGGACATCTCCGGTACGGAAACTGGAATCATTGAAGAAACGTATCCTGCTCTATTGGGTACTCCTAACAATGATTTTGTCAGAATGCGTGCTGATGACCTTAGAGATCAACGTTTCTGGGAGCGTCGTGCAGCACAATCTGGTAAGCGCCAGGCATCTGAATTGAATGCTGATATTGCAAGTGCTATCGCACTTCAGGGTTCTTTATTTTATCGTTCAAATGCCACAAGTGGTTATGAGTTTATTGCTGAAGCTCAAGCCATTATGAATGAACGACAGACAATGGCTGAACAAAGGACTTTTATGCTCAATGATCGTGATACACTTTTGTTCAGTAAAGATCTTGCTGCTCGTCAAACACTCCAAGGTAAACCAAGTAAAACTTGGAAAACAGGACAAATCGGTCAGAACATTGCTGGTTTTGATGTTTATACTGGTTCATTCCTACCGAATCTCGCTGGTGGAGCAGACCCAGCAGTAACAGTAACCGGCAATCAAGCTTTTGTTCCTTCAGCTGGTACTGTTAATGCAACTACTGGTGTTGTCACCAACATTGATTACAGGGAAGCATCTCTTGTGGTTAACAATTCAGCTTTGTTAACTGTTGGTGATAAGTTCCAACTTGAGAACACCGCAGTTGCTGTTCAGTCAGTTGGTCTTGATGATAAAGTGGCGACTGGTCAGCCGATGACCTTCTCTGTCATTGAGTTGACTGATGCTACCCACATCAAGATTTATCCGAAACCGATCGCAGTAGGACAAGCGGCCATTACAACTTTGCAAGAAGCGTATGCGAACATCAATACGCAGATTCTAAATGCTGCCACACTGACTCGTCTCAACATTGATACTACCAACAAAACCAATCTCTTTTGGGATCGATCTGCAGTTGAGGTAATTGGTGGTTGTATTCCTGCTGAGTTGTTTAAACAGTATGATGGCATGAAAGTTATCACTGACACCATGAAAAATGGTCTCAAATTGTATATGGTTTATGATGGCAACATCGATACCATGACTTTCCGTTTCAGAATGTTTACATGGTACGGAGTCACAATAAACAACCCCTCTAATTGTGGAGTGGCTGTAACTTACTAATCATTCTACCTGATGGGGGTTTCGGCCCCCATCTTGAACAAGGAGAAATAAAATCATGTCACGAATCTTAAGAATTGCGGAAATGTATCATTGGTTAGATGCAGATACTGATGATGATGCTCTCACTACCACTGTAGCAGGCGCTGTTTTGGTAATACCTGTCACTCATGCATATGTTGCCAAAACTACAGGTGGTGCTGAAGCTTGCACACTGGCTAATGGTGTTCCTGGTCAGATATTGCAAATTACCCTCATTGTTTCAGGTGGTGCTGCAACTATAACACCGGCCACACTTACTGGTTATGCAACTATTGTTCTCACTGCTCAAAGTGATTTTGTCACCCTGCTTTATGTTGATGATAATATCGGCTGGATGATTTTGGGTATGGGCGGTGCTGCAAATACACCAGTTGTTAGTTAACAATTCTACCTGGTGGGGGCTCAGACCCCCATCCTGAACAAGGAGAATAAAAATGCCTAGAAATAGAGATTTTTTTCATACTGGATTAGATGTTTCAAGAAGCGAACTTGCCCTTGCGAGACTCAATAGTATGGGTATGGTATTCGGTGATACTTATGTTGTTGATGGAACTAATGGCAGTGATGGCAACGATGGAACAATCAATGATCCGTTTGCGACGATACAAAAAGCAATCGATGTACAAACTGCCAAAACTACAGGGCTTGGTGATGTTATTTATGTCATGCCTGGAGTGTATACCCAGGGTTTAACAGGCTCTCTTGCTAAGGTATCACTTATTGGTGTAGGTGGAAATTATGGAAATGGGGTTAATGCATGTGTTATATATCCAGCTTCAGCAAGCCCTTTTGCTGAAATAACAACTAATCAAGCACAGATTTCAAACTTTACACTTGTTTCTCCAAGTACTTTAACTACACTACCAGCGGCACATTTTGCCAATATGCGTTGGACTACATTCAGTAACAACGCTCTTATCGGTGGTGCTGCGGCATGTATCACGGGTCTTCAGATTGGAAATGAAACTGGAGTTGCCACCGCTGCGGCTTGTGACTATAACCGCATATCTGGGAATTATTTTGGTACTGTTTTTGGCACTTCGTATCAATTTACTTATGGTATTAAGATTGGAAGGGTTGCTTATGATGCGGGTGCTTCAGTTAAATCTTGCCATAGCACAATCATAGAAAACAACCATATCTTTGCTTCAACAAACGGTATTTATCTTGGTGTGTATGGTGATAAAGCTAATGGTACTGTCATTGATGGTAATGTAATTACGAGTTGGGAAGCGGGTGCTGATGAAGGTACTTCCAGTTTCGCAATACAAGCATATACTGCAACCTATGCTATGTGTGTAAATAACCGTTGCTCTGTAGCTGATGCTGCTTCCGCTTTTAGTGGGTTCCAAGCTGGTCATCTTATAGCAAATTGGTCTACGCAAAATGGTGTTGGTAAATACGAAGCTGCAATAGCTTAATAACAAAAGGGAGGTGAAATTCCTCCCCATTAATAAGGTGTATAGTATGGCTATATATGAAATTCTAAAAAGATGCCAGAGGTGTGAAGGGGATGGAAAAATCCCGAATGTATTAGATGGTGGCAGTTTTGAGGCTGAAGATTGTGTAAGATGCAGTGGTACTGGTAAATACTTTTTCGGTACTATAGACCTCAGCGATCTTGAAGATAAAATTGATGACACCCTGAGTAAATGCAATGACATTTTTGAAAAAGTCAATGAGTAAGAAGGAGGAAAAATGATCCAACTATTTAATGCAGGTGGTGGAATGATAACTGTAGATGAATTCGGTTTTGAACATTACCTTGAAGAAGGGTGGGGTTTTACTCCACCTGAAAGATTTAACAAAGATCGAGTAGCGAGTTCCGTTAGGAAAGTGGAAGAACCCTCTATTACCAAGGTCGAGGTTGCTGATTCGAAAGTGACAGTCTCAGACGAGTCACCGAAGAAAACTTCGGAAACTTCAAAACTGGGCAAGACAGCTACGAA